CCAGGCGGATCGGAACACGATCTTCCAGGAGATCATGTGGACGTTGTTCAACAACGTCAACCGCGCCACGGAGATCAGCCAGCGTCCGTACACGGTGTACACGTTCTACAACGGCGCGGACGGGGCAGTTCCGCCGCCGTACAAGACCAACGTGTTCACCAACACGCACAACCACTACCTCTCGTCCGGCGCGGCCACCATCACCTCGGGTGACCTCGACGAGATCATCGATCACATGGCGCACCACGGCTACACGAACGCGAACGGCGCCAACATCGTGATCATGGTGAACAAGCAGGAGGGAGACGTCGTTCGGCAGTACCGCTCCATCGCCAACGGTGGCACGGCGCTGTTCGACTTCATCCCCGCGCGCAACACGCCGTCGTTCCTGCTCCCCATCACGCTGCGCACCCCCAGCGGCGGGACCGCAGAGCTCCCGGCGCCCACCCTGCGGGGCATGACGGTGATCGGCTCGTACGGCGAGGCGACTGTCGTCCAGGAGGACTACATCCCGGCGGGCTACGTCGTCGGCTTCGCCACCGGTGGCCCGGACAACACCGGCAATCCCATCGGCTTCCGCGAGCACGGAAACCCGCAGATGCGCGGGCTGCGTCTCGTGAAGGGTCGTCGGGACGACTACCCGCTCCAGGACGCGATCTACCAGCGCGGTTTCGGGACGGGTATCCGTCGCCGGGGTGCGGGTGTGGTCATGAAGATCGGCGTCGGTGCGTACACCATCCCGTCGCAGTACGCGACGCAGCCGCTGTAGGAGGTGGGCTATGAGTCGAGAGATTGATCTCACCAAGCCGCTGACCGAGGACGAGCGGCAGTACCTCATCGACCGCGACAAGTGGGTCATGCTGGCGCGGGCGGACGGCCACGATGACGTCGAGCGCGCGAAGCGGGAAGCCGTGGAGCGCAACGACATCACGCAGGGTCGTCGGCCCCCCACGCTGGTGGGTGAGCAGGCCGTGGTCCAGCAGATCAACGCGCAGATGGCTGTGGAGCAGGAGAACCCTGATCCGCTGGCGGACAAGCCCTACGACGAGTGGCCGTACAAGGCGCTCCAGGAGGAGCTGAAGGTCCGCAAGCAGGAGGCGTTGGACGCGGGCATGGACCAGGCCCAGGCCGACGAGTTGTACAAGGCGGGTGGGGCGCAGGCCGACCTCGTCAAGCGACTGGAGGCCGACGACGAGCGCGTCGCCGCGCTGGAGTCGCAGTAGTAGTACCAACTTCGAGGAGGGGCGCGCGTCCGGGTCGGTGTCAGCCCGCGCCCCTCCTCGGACCACGAGAGGAGCCAGCATGGCCACGGTAGAGGAGCTCGCGCGGCTCCGGGATATGGTCGGTGAGCCGGACCAGGAAGACGGCTGGACCGACGAGCGCCTGGAGTCGTTCCTGGCGCGGACACTCAACGCCAACGGGACCGTGAACCTGCGGGCTGCGGCGGCAGAAGTGTGGGGCGCCAAGGCAGCCCAGCTCGCGGAGCTCGTGGACGTGACAGAGGCCAGCTCGAGCCGCCGCAACAGCCAGGTCTTCGACCACGCGCAGAAGATGGCTCTGCAGTACGCCAGCGCGGTCACGGACCCCACGAGCCTGGTCGGCCGTACGCGGTCTGTCGCCATGCGGAGGCCCGCTCGTGGTTAGCGGCATCGCGGCGACGGAACTGCGCATCCTGCGCCGCAACACGACGGCGTTCATCATGGCGGATGAGCGCGAGATCACGCTGAGCCGGAAGACCACCACCGGCACCGGCACCGGCGGGTCCCGACCTGGTGTGGCCACGCCCCTGCCGACCCAGACACTGCGCCTGCTACCGCAGGCCGAAAGTACGTCTACGGAACGCGCACTGCCCGACGGGCGGGTGGTGAAGCCGACCTGGGTCTTGCTGGGGGAGTACACCGCCGACATGAAGCGGGGAGACACGTTCTCGCTCCCCGACGGCACGGTCGGGGAAGTGGTGTACGTGCACGAGAAGAAGGACTACGAAGTGAAGGGGGAGGTGATCGCGAGTGGCCCGCGTTGAGTTCCGCAAGGACAGCCTGACCCCGGCACTGAAGCAGATGAAGCCCGCGCTGCGGCGGAACGTCTATCAGGTCATGCGCTTCCACGCTCCGAGCCTGGAGGCGAAGGCTAAGACGGACGCCACCTGGACGGACCGCACCGGCAACGCGCGCAGCAGCCTGAACGCCAGCGTGGAAGTCCTGGGGCCCAGCACCTTCGCACTCGTGCTGGCCGGGGGCGTGAAGTACCAGATCTGGCTGGAGGTACGCTTCGCGGGTCGATACGCCGTCATCATGCCGACCATCCGTGCCTACGCCCCGCTGGTCATGGCCAGCTTCACGAAGCTGCTGGAGCGGATGGGGGTGGCGAGCGGATGAGCGTCCGTCATCTGGTGCACGGGCTGCTGGCCGCCCACGTGCCGCTCACCGCCGTGTACGGCACGCGGATCATCGACGAGGGCAACCTTGGGGAGACGCCGGGACTCATCCCGCCGTTCCCCTTTCTGGTCACCAAGTACGGCGAGGAGACGCGCGGATCCAGCCGCACCAGCAAGGTCCAACTGCTGGAACTGTGGTCGTACGACGTGCCGACGGACTACACGCTCACGGAGAAGGGTCTTGACGCCGCGTACGCGCTGCTGCACGAGCGCGGTGGCGACAAGGCCGTGGTGGCCGGGGAGCCCGACACGTACCTCGTGGAGGCACTCTGGCAGTCCACCAGCAGGGACCTCATGGACGACGTCCTGCGCGCCAGCGTGCGGTACGCGACGTACAAGTTGGTCACCAACCAGTAGGCTACGACCAGGAAAGGAGTTATCCATGGCCACCAAGACCATCGTCCGGTATCACCCGCCGAGCCCCCTCATCGGGCGTCGGGAGCTGACTCCGGCGGACTTCGAAACGCTGGGGATCTTCACCCAGGAGAAGGTCCTGCACTTCGACCAGGAGCGCAACTGGTGGCTCGACGCGGAGGCGGCGGGCATCAGCAAGGAAGCGCTTCAGTGGTTCGAAGACTCGACCGAGTTTTCGGTGCAGCGCCAGGAGGTCAAGGGCAAGCAGGATCCGGAGGCAGAGCGGCTGAAGGCCGCGTACGACGCCTCCCTCGGCTCCGGCCCGCAGCCCGTCGTGGAGGGCGAGACCACGTCCGAGGCGGGCTCCACCGGCGCCAGCCTCACGACCGAGTCCACGGCCAAGGTCTGACATGGAAGCCCGCTGCGACTTCGGCCTCCTCTTCTTCTGCGTGGTGGAGGTCGACGGCCAACACCTCATCGAAGTGAAGTGTCGGTCGACGCGCTGCGGGGTGGAGCCGGGGGTGGTGGTGCTGCATCGGTTCACTGTGAACGGTGTACTCCACAGCACCCAGCGGTTCAAGGATCCGGGATACAGGAAGGAGTTGAAGAGCAATGACAATCACGCGCGAAGCGCTGCCCTACGGTCTGCGTGACGTGAAGGTGGGACTGCTGGATGCCACGACGCAGCTGCCCACGGTGCTGGTGGACCTCCCGAACTCGCAGACGTTCAACTTCACGGACAGCGAGGACTTCGAAGAGCTGCGCGGTGACGACAAGCTGATCGCCAAGCGGGGCAAGGGCGCCGTGGTCGAGTGGGAGCTCGAGAACGGCGGCATCTCGCTGGAGGCGTACGTCATCATGGCGGGCGGCACGCTGGCCATCAGTGGCGTCAGCCCGAACACCAAGAAGACGTACCGCAAGCGCGCCACCGACTCTCGCCCCGACTTCTGGGTCGAGGGACAGGCGATGAGCGAGTCCGGCGGTGACTTCCACTGCGTCGTGCCGCGCTGCAAGGCGGACGACAGCCTGGAGGGGTCGCTGGAAGGCGGCACGTTCTGGGTGACCAGCGCGTCCGGAACCGGCATGGGTAGCCTGGCGCCCATCACCGACACCGAGCACTACGACCTGCTCTACAAGTTCGTGCACAACGAGGCGGTCTCCGCCATCGCGGTACCCGTCGCAGTTCCCTAGGCCCACCCTACGAGACAAGGACCACAGTGATGGCAGTCTCAGACAACAACCGCAAGAAGCCCGCGCGCACCAAGGCCACCAGCGCCGGAGAGTGGCGCAGGAGCACCACGACGCAGCTCCCGCTGGTGATGACCCCCACCGGGAAGTGGATCCGCTTCCGGCGTCCCGGCATGACCAAGTTTCTGGAGGCAGGCTTCCTGCCAGACACCCTGGCCGGGTTGGTGCGCAAGGAGATCGCGTCCGCCAGCAAGAAGCCCGGCGCGAAGAGCGTGAACGACAAGGAACTCCTGTCCAAGCTGACGGCCGACCTGGACGAGGCGGGCATGCTGGACATGCTGGCAGCCCTGGATCGCATCATCGTGACCGTGATGGTGGAGCCGCGTGTGGTGTGGCACCGCGTGGTCAAGCGCGATGAGGACGGCGTCGCCGTGCTGGATGACCAGGGTCGCGAGATCCTGGAAGACGTCCCCGACGACGATCGCTCGAACGACGTGGTGTACACCGACGAGATCGAGCAGGAAGACAAGAACTTCATCTTCCAGGCGGCGGTCGGGGGATCCACTGACCTGGCCCGATTTCGCGCGCAATCGGCTGCTGTTATGGACTCTCTTTCTTCAGGCCAAATCATGGAAGAAGCTCCCGAGCGAGCTCCTGCACCTGAGTCCCGATGATGACCCCATCGACGCCTACAGCATCGACCAAGCTGTCTGGTCGTTCGGCGTGGCGCTCCAGGGAGAACTGGACGCGGCGGAGGCCAGTCAGAAGCACGATCGCGGCAAGAAGGCCGCGCGTGCTCGGGTGATGGCGCGCTGGCTCCCGGACGTGAAGGCTGACACCCCACACCACCGTGACCCCGGCAAAGACAACCCGGAAGGCCTGCGTCGGTAACCCACCCGGCCGCCCTTCCCGCAGCCACACAAGGAGGAACGGATGAGTGCTCCGGGCGGAGGTGACCTGGGGTCGGTCAAGGGAAAGATCATCATCTCTGCAGATGAAGCGGAGAAGGGGATCGACAAGGCCGACAAGGCCGTCGACCAATTCAAGAAGAAGCAGGCAGCCGCAAGCAAGGAACTCGCGGACACCGGAAAGACCGCCGCACTGGTGTATTCCGGTGCGGTGGTCGGCGGGTTCGCGATGGCTATCAACGCGGCCAAGGACTTCGATCAGTCTCTGGCCAACGTGGCGGCGGCGGGCGGGAAGCAAGCCGCCGACCAGATGGACGCCATTCGCAAGAAGGCTCTCCAGCTGGGTGCGGACACCAGCTTCAGTGCCGTCGAGGCCGCTGATGCGATGGAAGTGCTCATCAAGGCGGGCCTCAGCGTCAACGACGTGCTGAACGGTGCGGCGGACGCGGCGGTCAATCTGGCGGCGGCAGAAGGCATCTCCATCCCCGAGGCGGCGGAGATCGCGGCGGTCGCGATGACCGCGTTCAACTTGGAAGCCAAGCAGATGCCCGCTATTGCGAACGAGATCTCGCAGGCGGCCAGCGCGACCAAGATGAATGTCAAAGAGTTCGGCATGGCCATGAACCAGGCGGGCGCGGTCAGCAAGCTGGTTGGGCTCAGCTTCAACGACATGGCACTCGGCATCACGGCGATGGGCAAGGCGGGCATCGTCGGCAGTGACGCCGGTACGTCGCTCAAGACCATGCTGATGAACCTGAACCCCAGCACCAAGGAACAGATCAAGCTCTCCAAGGAGCTGGGTCTGATGACCAAGGATGGGGCGAACGCGTTCTTCGACGCGACCGGTAAGGCCAAGAGCCTGACGGACATCGCGGGCATTCTGCACAACGCGTTGCAAGGGTTGACCCAGCAGCAGAAGCTGCAAGCCCTGGAGACGCTGTTCGGCTCGGATGCCATCCGTGCCGCCGCCATCATCAGTGAGCAGGGCGCGCAGGGCATGAAGAACCTGTCCGCCGAGATGGACAGTCAGCTCTCCGTGGCCGAGAAGGCTAAGGTGCGGCAGGACTCTCTGGCGGGCTCGATGGAGAAGATGAAGGGCTCCATTGAGACGGCAGGCATCCTGCTCGGGACCGCGTTCATCCCGGTGCTGCGGGACCTGGCCGGGATGGTGGAGAAGGCGGCAGACTGGTTCAGCAAGCTGGACCCCGAGACGCAGAAGGTGATCGTCTGGGCTGCGCTGGCCAGCGTGGCGCTCATCGGCGTGACCTTTGCCGTGGTCAAGGTGGTTAGCTTGTTCCAGGCGCTGGCAACCGTCATCGGCGCCATCAACTTCGCGGGCATGGCGTCTGGTCTGAAGACCATCGGGTTGGCGTTGTACACCACGGGTCTGCAGGCTCTGGACGCCGTCAAGAAGATCGGCATCTGGATCGCCACCCAGGCCAGTGCGGCGGCGGCGGCAGTCGCCGGAGCGGCGCGCATGACGGCCTCGTACGTGGCAGCCTTTGCCGTGCAGGCGGCGGGCTGGATCCGGTCGGCAGCGGTGGCCATGGCCAATGCGCTCATCATCGCGGCAGCGTGGCTCATCGCGAACCCGTGGGCGCTCATCATCGCGGGCATCATCGCGCTGGTGGCCATCATCATCGCCAACTGGGACACCATCAAGGGCTGGCTGCTGGCAGCCTGGGAATGGATCAAGAACACCGCGGAAACGGTGTGGAACGCCATCAAGCAGTTCTTCATTGACTGGTGGCCCTACATCCTGGGTATCTTCACCGGCGGCATCGGCCTCGTGGTGGCGTTTATCATCGACCACTGGGAAGAGATCAAGGCGTTCACAATGAAC